CACTGTCGTGTGATTTTTTGGAAAAAATTGGCAAAACCTGAAAAAATAATACTGATTATCAATTTTTTACAAAAAAGAAAATGAGAAAACGAAAATGGAAATGGTACATATTATAAAAATGTCGTTGTAAACTACTGAAAATCAGAGTGATTAATTTCATTGTTATAGAAAAATAAATGGCTAAAAACTTGACAGGTTCAAAGCGTTTATTTACCTTTATAACGCTGAAAGTCAGCGAGTAAATAACTAAGAACGCAGGCGGCAACTGCATAATTCGGCAGAAACAAAAAATGGAAACATTAGTAAGTTCCAAAAACGGTAAATCTTCTAACGGTAAAGAAGATGTGAAAGTCACCGACACAAAAAACGGGGCAGAAACTTTGAAAGTTGTAACTAAAAAACCTGTTACAGTTCAGGACAGAATCGCGCAGGCGGAAAAGTTCCAGGTACTTTCTGAAAAACACAGGAGGCTCCAGGAGAAAGATGTAGAACTGGAAAAGTTTGTGTTGTCAAACGAGAGCAACAAAGAACAAATCACGCTGAAAAATTCGGCAGGAAAAACTGTTGATATTCAAAACAGCGGTGTGGTTGCGGAAGTTGTTTCAATGCTTCGCGCAAAAGTTGCGGCAGCATTGAAGCAGACAGAGGAGCAAATTTTAACTTTTAAAATCTAAACTTCTGAAAATTGAAACAGCCCGGACTTTCGAGGGATCGGGCTGTTTCTTTTATTAATCGGAATCATTACAAACCAATTAACACGACAAAGATATGCAAAACGAACGAGTTTTGAAAGTGGGCGAAATTTCTACACGCCCGACACGCCATCCGCGCACAATAAAATTTCATCCTAAAATAAGTTTATCGGGAAAATGGTTGGAGGACTTAGGGTTTTCCATCGGTGATTTTATTTCTGTTGTTACTACTGATAATTATATTCAGATAGTGAAGCACCAGACCGAACAAATGAAAAAGGAGGCTGGCAATGTATGAGATTTTTATAGAGTACCTTAATTCCCTGTATTGGGAAGGATACGCGGAAGAATTACAGCAAAACGCTCCAACCTTGTTTTATTATGAGTATGAACAGTTTTCAACGATATATAAGTTTTGAAAATCATGTGCTATACAGGAAAACAGACCGCTGATTTTTATATTCAAAACAAGGGCTACAATTCAGGGAAGCCACACCGCGCACCGCTTAGAAATTGCTTTGCTGTTTTCACGGAAGATGAATTTCTATTTCAAAAAGTGCAGGCGCTTTTTATTGGCAGATACTTTGAGCCTTTTATTCATGGTTCTGTTGTCCCTACTATTCGGCTGGATGATGTGAAAAAAATTATTGAACGGACACCGATAAAAATGGATGATAAAGCAATAAAGCAGTTTAAAAGCCTTGATGACATTGATAAACTTATAATTGTTACGCAGGAGAAAATAAAAATGCTTAAAAACCTGAAAACAGCCATAGCAACGGAAACGGTCAGGAGGTAGGAGAAAACCAAAGAATCCCCATAAAACACCCTAAAAATGGGGTGTTTTTGGGCTGCCGTGACTACTTTTCTCCACGAGAAAAGTAGCAAAAGAGCGTTAAGATGCATGTAAAACAGTTAGTTTGCGCCTTTGGCGAAGGTTACAGGTTCGAATATTGGACCATTGCCTATCTTGGTGATGTTTTTGCCCCAGTTCATAGTATCCCAGGCATCGGAGAAGTCGGTGGCTTCTTCCCGGTTGTTTGTTGTAAGCAACCTCCATTCTGAAGATTTATCTTTCTCGAAACCCCTTTTCCCTTGCTTTAATGGCGCCTGCTGCATGGATAAGAGCAGATATTTGCAGTTTGTTTTGTTGAATTGCTGCCGGTTGAAGCGTTCATCATTTCCCTTGAGGCAAAAAGAGCTGAGCATATATTTGTCGTGGTGATGTGGCGCTTGCCCGATGTAAACCGGTGTGATCTTCCAGCCGCGAGCTGTGAGCACAGCACACACTTCATCAAAATAATTGGTTCCTGATTTTCCATCTGCCGGCAGCGCGGTATGATCATAATAATATATGACCTCTTTGCGTTTGTGGTATTGATAATAGTTGCAAAAATTATTTACCAGCTTCTGGATTAATTCCGGGCGCTTGACGTAAAATGAATTCTGCGTCCAGTCTGTTTTATCATAGGTTTGTCCGGAGACCAGGCAGCAGATAAAAGCACCATAATCGAGTGAAATATCAATCGGAAGGTCTGGCTTCAGGTCAGCATCCTTGCGGCAATCGTTTGTTTCGGTTTTTATTTTTAAAATATCGTAATCGAGGCTTTCGAGGTATAAATAATTAATGGCTTCATATAAATGCCCGTCATTGATGTTATAAAAACCGTTTTCAACCTGGTCGAAGCTTTTATTTAAAATCTCGACCAGGAACATTAGGTCTGTCATTACCCTGCGCATGTTGCGGACATACTTCCAGCCAACAATACCAATATTATCAAAGATGTCCGCTTCATTGTAATACACCCCTTTTGAACTTTTTTTCCAGATAAGCTTTTTCTTCAGCTTTCGGATTTCGCGCCACAATTCCCTGCGCTCTTCGTGGTTTTCGCTGTCAACCATCTTCAGTTCCAGCGCCACAATTTTATTTAAAACAGGCTGATGATAGATGCCAAATTCATCTTCATAATATTTTCCAAAATCCGTTACCCATTTAAACTCCGAACCAAAACCTTTTGAAGTGCTCAGGTGGATACTGTTGTAAAAATCGCTGTCATAACGGTCAAGCGGTCCGCGGTTGGCAGCGATGGAACCAGTCTCCATTTTTGTTCTGTCAAGTGTTAAAGCTTCATCGGCAGTAATGCTGTCCACGTTCAATCCGCGGGCATCACCGGCTCTGTCCTGGCTGATTATTTGAAACAGTGTGCCGTTGATCCATGCCATAGTATTGCTATAATCACCCGGGCGCTGGTGACAGCGGTCCCAATTTTTGGGCGGTTTCTGGTTCAGCACGAAATGAATATCCTGGTAATAGCCCATTTGCTCCAGCGCATCAATAACACCGGGCAGCGTTTTGGTAAGCACCTGCTGGTAGGTTCTTCCTTCAATAATATTTTTACTGCGCGGCATTTCAAACGCGATGCGTGAGAGCCTGAATGCATGACCATAACTTTTTCCGGCAGCCCGGCTCCAGCAATCAATTGTTACCGGTGCGCCCACAATTTGTCCGCGCAGTTGGGGAAGGTTAGGCGTAATAAGCCGGAGCGGAAGACTATTCTTCATTTTTTACATTTATAAAATCAGCTTCTTCCGGGAGCAGCGCTTCCGTGATCTGTGAAATGAGTGAATCACGTTTCTTTGCAGGCATGGATTTGAGGTCCTTTAATGAAAGTGCTTTTTGTTTTTTATCGGCACCGCCAACAAAAACTATAACATTATGATGCTGCTGAACCTTTGATGCATCAATTTCATTTTTGTCATCGCGGAAAACACCGGCAGCGTTGCCGTAACATTTAGTTGCTTCAACTGCTGCACGCGCATCCTGAAGCTTGCGCGCAAAATCACGATCTTCTAAAGACATTTCCATTACGAGCATACGCTCAAATTCTTTGTTAATGGTAAATTGCGTTCCCAGCAGGTCCTTTGTATCTTTTAGGTAGCGGTATATGGTTGACACGCCCATGTCCGGGTAAATCTCTTTTATCAATCCGAAACTTACCTTGGTGCTTTTATGCGTTCTGACAATTCCCTGGAATGTTTCCAGTATCTTATATTCATGCAACCATTCTGGAGGCATGTCTTTTATTTCCCCGCCTTTTTTCAGGAATTCAGCTATCTGCTCAGCGAGGCTTCTTTTTACCGGGTATAAATTCATGGTTCCTGAAAGAGTTTAATATTTTCAATCATTTTAACTGCGAGCTGCTGAGCCGGTCCGCTGCCATCTTTGGCAGCCGCGAAAATCGCCTGTCTTATTTTTGTTTCCTCCATCAAACGTCCGCGGTGAAAGGCTTTGAATTCTGGTGAGTTTTTATTGCGGATGGCAGAGGATAGTTCCACATCATTCACATCCAGGATGATTGCAATGTCACCGATACTATGCTGCACACCGGAAAGCATTTCCAACTCTTTTAATTCTACTTCTGATAGTTTCATGCTGATTTTCCTTTGTTTATTGCTTCGTCAATTGCTGATGAGAATGATTCGGCAACGCTGTGATCACAGCATACAACTCCGGCTTCCCATCTTGGGTTATTGGTCAGGTTGGCACTGCCGATGACCACTACGCTCCACTTCTCGTTGCGTATTACCTGCGCTTTTGCGTGGCACCGGCTGAGCTTAATATCAGGGATGTTATATTTTGCATATTGCCAGGCAACCGGACAATTTACCGGAACGCGCTCACCAAACAAACAATGTATTTGGGTGATAAGTTCATCCTTCATCATTTTTACCACCATGCGTAATGGTTCTTCGGTGATGCTCCATGATGTTAGCCATACTTCGGCAGGTCCTGTTTGCTGAAGAATGTATGCAAGCAGTTCGTGACTACTCCATTTGCCATTGGAGAAAGTGAAAAAACTTTTTCCATGCTCCAACGTTCCGATCGCTTTCACCAGTTCATGTATAGTTGAAGCTTTGCGGAAATAATTTTTCGTTTCCGCTGAAGACGAAAAAACATTCCCTGACTGTTCGACCGGCTGTTCATCATTTACCCTGAAGAGCGACATCCTTTATTTTTACTTTTAATTTTTCGCGTTCCAGGATAAGTTCTTCCCTGAGCGTTTGTTTGTTTGTTCTTTTTTTTAGTTTACTGATGCGCACGGTGAGATTGAGAACCATTTTTTCCATTTCGGGAAGCGTAGGTTCTTTCACCTGGTCATACACACCGGTCTCGTGCCATTTGTTAAATATCTGCCACATCGCCTGGCGCTCATCCTCAATATCGAGGATGCGCAAATTAGCTTTCAGCCGGTCGGCATCAGTTGGAAAAAGCTCCAGCCGGTAGAAAAGAGATTTCTGTTCTTCGGTGATGGCGCCTTTTTTATTCCAGAGTTTTTTTAGTTCGGGTGGAAGTTTAGAGACATCAATTTTGTACCAAACGCTTTCGGAGAAAGCTTCAAAATCTTCTGAGGCGCTGAATACCGGGTGAGCCTTGGAAACCGGGATTAGCGGAATTTCTTTTCCGGAAGCTGAATCAACAATTTCCTGGAGCGCGAGGCGAAGCTCTTCGCGGGTAAAACTATTTTCTGTTTGGCAGAAAAGATTCAACAAGGTGGTGTTATTTCCGTGTGCGCGGAATAATGCGACACCGGCAGCATATCCGCCTTTGCCGTTGAGCCAATGAACTATATCAGCATAACCCATGCAACGAAGATGCACTGTAAGAAAAATTTAAAAAAGGACAGGGTTATTTTTTTCTTTTTATTAGCCAAAAAAGATGCTCGCCAGCGTTTTTCTGCTTTAATCCACATTCATTCATCGCCTGGATCATTTGTTCGCGGGAGAACTCACAGGAAGCAGAATCCAAGAGGATATCTTCTACCTGTGAGTTAGTGAGCTGCACATCGGAATCAGCGAACCCATCAACCGGCAGCCATAGCCTTATGATAAGTTCTTTCAATGTGTCAATGCAATCTTCGGAAGAAGTTTCAGGAATGTTCTGTTGCTCTTCCTCCTTATTGCCTGTATTTTGTTTAGAATGTTGCATAGTAATAACCAGGGTTGACTGAACTCCAATCCCCGAAAGGAAGAAGCGGGTTTATTCAATGTATTACGCCCGTCCCTGGCTATACTATGTAGCCGGTAACGGAAATTGGAATTCAGTCGCTACAAATATAAAACAAAAAAGCCCCGCATTTCTGCGAGGCTTTTTTACCTAAAACCAAATGAGGCGGTTAACTACTCCGCTTTATTTTTAGGAGCCTTTTCTTTTTTGGGTTTAATAAATTCAAAGTTTTCGTCTGCAGCCAGCATGTCAGCCTGTTCCAGAGACAGATTTTCGGTTACATAGTCCACTGTGCGGTAATTGAATTTATTGGGCATGGCAGGAGAAACATTGTATTTCTCCTTAATTGCTGCAGGAATATTTTTAGCCATTATCAGTTAAGATTAGGTGGTGAAATCAGTGTCAATTGTTCCTTCGTAAAACATGAGGCTGTTAGCGAAACAAGAAACTTCAATTTCAAATCCAGCGCCATCTCCACTTCTTTTGTTCGATTTCCATGAACAAATAATTTCACATTCTTCGCCCGGAGCTCCCATTTGTAACATTTTACCATTAGCAAGCGGCACATGAACGATACCATCCATAGCTTTCCAGTTGCGTTCAGCTTCGGCAAACTCAGCATAAGTGCCAGGGTGGAAAGCTTTGAACGTTACTTTTTTGCTGCGACCGTCACGGCTGCCAATGCTTTCTGCGGTAACTTCCCCGGTATCTTCAGTAATATAAATTTTAGCCGCAGCTTTATTGGCTGCCCAAACGTGGGTGGCTGTAGTTCTTACTTCATCGCCCGCAGCAGCCCAAACCATTACAGGCTGGAAAGTGGTGATGTGGGTGACATCGCTCAGGTAAAAGTATTTTTTTGTTCCGCCATTGTTATCGGGTGCGGTGGGCTTGGTAATTGCGGCAAGCGTGTAAGCCATTACGATAGGCATAGCCACCACCACACCGGATGCATCCTGGCAATAACCGGAAACGACTGATCCGATAAGCATCGTAAGAACGATGGCAAGTACCGGTAAGAGAGCTTTAAAGTTTTTCATATTTTTCTTCTGGTTTAAAAAATTATTTTTTCAGTGGAACGCAAACTGTTTGCCCATCAATTGCAAAAAGTTTTTTTACAACTTCTGCATTTTCCTTCAGGTCAGTAACAGTGTATTCTGTTTTGTCACCAGGCAAGCGGAATTTCGGAGCATTAACAACATGCTGTTCTTTCATTCCCGCGGGAGTGATAACAGGCAGTTTTGATTTCTTCGCGTCTTCAGCTTCCGAAACTTTTTTGTTCAGTTTCTCGACCAAACCTTCGTTGGTTTTGTTCTTTTTTTCAAGCTCCGCTTTTTCAGCGGTAAGCCGTGCAATGGTTTCTTCAGCGGTTTCTTTTGCCATGATTTTTTTTATAAGGTTTTAGTTAAAATTATGCCTGGTCATTTACGCTCAGGCAATCAGCATCAATTTGTTTGAAATCAACACCTGCTTTTGCATCGATCAGGAGTTTCAGTGTGCGGTCAAACTTCTGAATTTCGATGTTGTTGGAATCGTTCAAGCTGTCCACACCATACACCGCGTTATCAGGTGTAGTGCAAATCAGGCGCTGAGATCCTGCTAATCCCGGCTCGCGCAGCAAAGTACACATCGTGCCATCAATCTGCACTGCGGTGCGCTGCATTTTCTCCTGGTTGGTGTTCGCTCCGTAAAGCGCTTTGTCTTTACGAACGTACCAGTCAAAGATGGTAGGCGATGCAGGTATAATGGTTGGAACGCCTTTATAAGCTTCGCCCAAACCGTCATACACAATCAGCACTTTGTCAATTACGTTATCGGCAGTAATCACACCAGTTACCTGTGCAGCTATGTTGGTAGCCGTAATCTCATCTGCTACCAGTTTAAGCAAGCCATTAAAAATGTCGGCAGGCGCACTTCCTGCTCCGTTGTAAACGCCTTTGTAAAGCGCTTTCAAGCGGATGTTTTCCTGAGCTTTCTTAATGATGGCTTCCATCACGTATTGTTCAAAAGGCATATCGAAAACATCAGAGCCTTTCTTTTTGTATTTTGCCAGCCATGATTTGTGCAATACCTTTGGGATGATTTGTAAATCAACTTTCCAGTCACGCACTTTCAGTACACGCGCACCAAACTTAATTGCATCCGCTGTAGGAGAAAAGGTTGGGTCTAATCCAGGCTGAACAATGTCTTCCATCAACAGGTTAGGCATCGGAACTTCATCAGCACAATCGTCCCACACATCAAAACGGTCATCAATATTCATTCCCAGCAAAAGCTTGCTGAAGATGGTATCTTTATCACTGCGAAAATAATCGCCCAACTTGGTAGTAAGCTCTGTAATGCTGAGCGCATTGAGCAGCGACCTCTCCGGTGTTTTTACAAATAAGGTAAATGCCAGCACGATGGCAGACACCGCCCACGGGTTCCACCCGGTTACGGATGCAATAACAATACCTGTAAGTGCGATGCTTACAAGTGCGAGGAAAAGGATTATTCTTGTTTTCATTTTATAATTGGTTGAGTGTTTGTGTTTTTTTTTAAAAAGATTTTCTTCTGTCTGCTTTCGGGTCAAATGATCCCGCGGTAGCTTTTTTTGCTGCTGCTTCATCCGCTGTTTGCTGAACAGTGGTAGTTTCCGCAGCCGGTGTGCCTTTTGTTATAGCGTGAGCAGCTTTTTCAGCAACCAGTGCAGCTTTGGTAACTGCGTGAGCAGCTACTTCAGTGGATAGTGCGCTTTCAGCGGTTGCTTTGGCTGTGTTGGCAGTTGCCAGTTCAGCGGTGAGCCTGGTAACATCAGCCTGAAGGGTGGCAGAGGCATCCACGGCTGCCTGTGCTTTTTCAATGAATTCTTTTTCAATTGAAAATTCTTCGTGCTTATCTTCCGCTATTGCAGGAAAATTCAGCGCAACGCGCAGTTTGTTGAAAATGGCAAGGAGTTCTTTTTTCATGAGAATTTAAATGTGAGTGAATTATTATTGTTGGAAAGTTTTTGAGCACGTTTTAGAGCAAACTGAAAATCACCCATGCTATCAGCAAGCCCGGCTTTTATCCCTTCTTCGGCATAAAACAATTTCCCTTTGCTCCAGTCGCCAGGCTTTAATTTATTGCCCCTGTTGGCTGCAACCGCTTCAATAAATTCGTTGGCTACAAAACCGAATTCAGCTTCCAGCAATGCTTTGTTTTGTTTATCTGCCCATTCACGGAACGAACGGTTTTTTTCTGTTGACTGGGGTGCATAAACATCTTCTATTTTAAAGCCAAGTTTTTCATACGCGCCTTTTACATCAACCAAAGTTGCGTAAACACCAACGCTGCCAATCATGCAGTGTTTATGTGATAAAATAATTTCGGTGCATCCTGATAGCGCCCAATAATGCGCAGAAGCTGCAATGCCATCATTTACAAAACCAATAACCGGTTTTGGTGATTTTTTAATCAGGTCGGCAAGGGAAGCAGTTCCTGAAACCTGTCCGCCCGGACCATCGCAATCAATTACAATAGCCACGATATTTTCATTTCCTATTGCTTGTCTGATTCTGTTTCCATAAGTAATAGCTCCGGGTTCGCCACATTCTCCGTCATGTTTCATTAAGATACCATGAATAGGAATAACAGCAATGCTGCCTTGTGGCGCTTCTTCAACAGGTGTTGGCATATTCTGAACATCTTCTTCAGATGTGCTGTATGCATAAGGCAGTGTAACTTTACTTTCTTCCCCTTTTTGGAAAAACGGGGATGCTTTCCCGTCCATGTAATTGAGCACATGCGGCAGCAATCCAAGAGCGGTATAAGGCTCTATTGCCCATTTATCGCGGGCTATGGCGCTGAGGAAGGTGCTAAACATGAATAGTATCGTTAATATTTTTCTCATTTACCATGTTGAGATTCCAACCCGTTTCCAGGTGTTTGTTCCGGTGCATACATATATATAGCTTGCATCCCATACTATTTGTCCGGTGGTGCAGGCATCATTGCTGTTGGTTATTGTAGTAGGTCCTGTAATTCCTGTTTCTCCGGTTGGTCCGGTTGCTCCATCCGCTCCACTTGGTCCGGTTGCTCCTGTTGGTCCGGTTGCCCCATCAGCTCCGGAAATACCCTGTATGCCCTGAACACCCTGACTTCCCTGTGCGCCTGTTGGTCCATCAGCGCCTGTGGGTCCTGTTGCTCCGGTTGGTCCTGTGGCTCCGGTATCACCGGTTGCGCCTGTTGGTCCTAATGCGGAAACCCAGGTACTATCAGAAGAGCGCCAATAATTATAGACGTTGGTACTGGTATTGTAAAACATTGCGCCATCGGATAAAGATGTAAGCGCGTTGCGTTGGGTGGTAGTTCCGCGGTTAGGGAGAAAAAATTGAGTTGTTGATTTTAAATCAAGCGAAGCTTTAGAATTAGAGATAGAGCTTGCACCTATGATTACCGACTTGCCGCTTACGATTGCGAGGTTATAGCTCAGCTTGCTGTCTGTCGCGGATAATTCCTTATACTGCGCTGACACCTGAAGCGCCAGGAAGGAGATAAGTGAGAGTATGAGTAATCGTTTCATTAATACAAATATTTGTTTCAATTAAGCGATACAAATATTTGTGCAGACGTGCGCGAAAAAAAAGGACAGAGAAATTAACTTGCGTCAGGGGTGCGCCCTGGTTTACTTTTCTCATCCTTATCCTGGCTGCCTTTGGATGAACCAAATAGAAAGTAGAGTATTGCGCCTCCGGCTGTCATGAAGAGAAAATTGGAGTTGGTGAGTAGTTGTTCTTTGTTGCCTTCTGGGATTTTGATAAAGGTAGTTCCGAAGATGAAGGCAATGATGGCGAGGGAGAACATAATGGCTACTGCGCCCTGAATGGTGTTTTTTCCGAAAAGGATTTTTTTGATGGCTTCGCTCATTTTTTTAGAAATTAGGAAACAACCGTAAACGCAGTGCCTGTAAGCTATCAAGCGCAATAGCTTTTTCCTGTTTGAGGGTTTTTCCGTCAGCAACCACAAATTTGTAAGTAGTAACATACTCAAATTTACCCATGTGCCTGAGCGCAATATCCTTGTCAAAAAAGACTACTGAGATTGTGTAGCTCTTGGTAGCACTGTCTGCTGAGAAGGTTGGATTTTTTAATTCAAAATCCCGGGCGAAGCCGAAACGATGAGTTATTTGTGCATCAGCCGCTATGATTGATGCAATTGTTAAAGCAAAAATTAAAAATAGTTTTTTCATTATTTAAAAATTAATTAGTTAAAGTTCCTGTTCCAAAATTTTTCCACGCCTGCACAACGGCACGTAAATAGGTTTGCGTTAATGAGCTTGTGCAATCAGCTTTGAAAGCTATTGAACCAGTGCCGCCATCTACAACGGTGATGGTACAGGTGAGTGTTCCAGATGTGGCATTAACCACCTCTTCAGGTGTGCTGAGGGTAATAGTTGTTGTTCCGGCTTTATTGCTACCAGCCCATATAAGTCTTAATGTACGCACCTGTAAATCCGTACCATCACCAGCTTCAACGGTAAGTAATATTTCACCACCGGAATTTGTACCTGATGTTATAGAAGTACGCTCAAAGATGGTTGCAGTAGCTTCTGCCAGGTCAACATAATCACCGAGCGCAGCATATCTGTCGCCTATTGTAGCTGCTGTAGTACCACTGCTGCCTTCAGCGCCTGTTCCTATTTTTACGCTTCCGTTTATTCCTGAACCGGAAGCTGCGCCACCATTGATGGATATGTTTGCTGCGTTTATGTTAGTTCCTGAACCGCCAGAAGCATTGAGAACAACTGAATATGGTGCAGTATGTGTCACCCCATTGAAGTACCAATTATCAATTTTACCGTTAGCATTAGCCTGCGCAAGTACCCCCTGATTATTCGCAGTAACGGTAGTAGCAGAACCACCATAGCCTATTGAAATGCACCCCGTGAAAGTTGCGCTATAATTTTCTGCACCAACAAAAACTGAATAGCTTGGATTACCACCAACCCCTGTATAAGAACCAACAAAAACATTCTGTACCCCGCTTGTTACGTGAAAACCTGCTGCTGAACCTACCCCAATATTGCCATTTCCGGTACATGAAATCAAAGCCCTATGCCCAATTGCGGTTACATCTGATGAGCCAACAACCGCATTGCCAGCACTTACACCTAATGCGGTGCAACTTGATGAGCCAGTATTTCCAGCCGTGTTGCCTACAAAAATAGAAGTAGAACCCTGTCTGCCAAAAGCAACCGCACCAATATTATAACCACTTGTCACATTTAATATGTTGGTCGTTTTATTCCATGTAAGGTCAGCATCCCCAGCAGCTACTCCACCATCATTAAATACTACTTGTGTTGTACTTCCAGCAACCGGTCCTGTTGCTCCCGTAGCTCCTGTTGCGCCTGCTGCCCCGGTTGGTCCGGTTGCTCCTGCTACTCCTGTTGCTCCTGTTGGTCCCACAGCGCCCAGAACAGTTGCATCGCGTAAATCAACTACATACTGAAAATGTGTTGTGTCGCTCAGGAAGTCCACATAAGTATCTGTTGTTGCTCCAATGCGTAAGGATGTTCCGTTTGGCTCAATTACGTTGGTGCGCAAGGTATCACCATTGGTTACTTCTACCGTGCCACCGAAGCGGCTCAGATCATCACTGATAACAAGAGAATTATTGCCTATCTTGATAGGATTATCTCCCTTGATATATAAGGTGTCATTGCTATTGATGATAAAATTTGTGTCAGCCAGGTCAGGGCTTATATAATAGGCTGTATCTTTAATATTCACTGAATTGAAATCGTTACTTCCTCCTGCACCTTTCCATTCAGCGCCATTATAATAATAGAATCCGGGAGTATTGTTGGTTTGAAAAATAAGAAGTCCTGTTGCCGGTGTGCTAATGGCATCGCGCTGTGCCTGTGTCATGCGCGGCATTAGGAAACCTTTGGAGGTGCTGATTACATCGAGTTTTGCGCTGGCGTTGGGTGTTTGTCCGCCAATGACCACGTTGCCACGAAGGGGAATATCCTGGGCAATTGCGTTCAGGCTTATTAATAGCAGGAATATTATTTTTTTCATTGTTACCATACTGTTATGTTTACTTCCACATCACTAATCGCTTCATCTGAAGTAATGATGATGGTGTTGAAATTATCTTCTACTATATCATTGGGATCAGCTCCTTCCGGTCCGCGCCTCCAGGAGAAATTGGTAGGAACCCCGGCAATCATGCAGTTTACCTGGCGCGCTTTTTTTTGCAAATCAAAACGCACTTCTGTTTCGCCCTCAATGAGGTTAACGGTTCCGGAATAGTTATCGCTGACTACAAATTCTGTTTCGTCTTTGAAATAGACTGCATCGAGCAGCGCTTCATACTCTGCCTGCGTAAGCGGATATTTTGTTTTGTATAATTCGCGATTGACTGAACTCATGAGAATACTCTGTTGCCGATTGTTATTACTCCTGCGCTTTCCACAGCCTGGGTTTGAACGGTATAGTTATAAGCAGGATGCCTGCGGGTAACGGTGAAGCCTATCTGAATTTCATTGCGTTCGTCAAAATCTGCGCCTGATGAACGTTCATTAATAAAGAAGGAGGCAGGTTCGGGGCGGGTGCCGAGCATTTTAATATAATTGTTTTTATCTCTTCCAAGGCATATAAAACGTTTTTCGCGCCAACCGAAGAACTGATTCATTATGTCCGGGCGATCTTTAGGAATGATGCAACTCATTGTCTGTTCATACATGGTAGCGCCTTCCACTTTTATTTCCTTATCATTAAATTGAATTGTTCCTCTGATGCCTTCTACATAGACAGCAGGGGAATCGGCATAATGACAAATAGGAGTATTTACATTAATTCCAACAGGACGCTCACCACCACTTACAACCCTGGAAACATCAAGAACCAGGATGTTTTTTATTCCTGGTACATTATCTTCTCTGAGTTTAACAATGTTCATTTCTTAATTTACAGTGTAAAAAGGACACATGAGGACAGATGCGGACTGCGTTGACATAAATTTTTTCTATTTAGTTGCAATTTCATATCTTTGGTATTGTTTGAGCATGGTCTCAAATTTAATGTCTTCCTCATCCAGACCTATCAGCTCATAAAAATTGCGGATAGCTTTTACTTTTTTCACGCTTTGTAACCTTAATTTGTCAACATGCATTTTCATGCTTTTATAGATTTCGCCTGTTATGTAATCCTCAAAGAATATGATGCCTTCCTTTCCTATGTGTGTTTTTCCTTCGCGGACGAAACCGCTTGGGAGTTGTGCATAAAAATATTTTCTATCACCGATATGTTCAATCCGTTCGCTAATTTTCAATTTTCTGACCTGACTAAAAAGGACTGCCTGAAGGGGATCGAGCTTACTTGTATAGATAATGGGGATACCTGAATCTTCCGGGTGAGTATCGTAATGTTCCAGAAGATATTTGAAAGTTGCGGAAGAGCAGGGGATTTTGATTATCATGTGGAGCGGTTTTATTTTGCTCCGAAAAGTATGTAATTTTCGTGTAATGTGTAAAAAGTGTGTAATTTATTTTACACAGGGTTTTCAACATCTACCCCGTTGCCACCCCATCCCTTATCCAGTCCACTTCCTTTTCAATCGTTTCCAAATCGCAGCAAACATCATTCACATTTGCAATCACAAAGCAGCGCCCTTGCTTTATCCAGGGGGCGATCATTTCACCGCTGGTAGTTTCCTTCATCCGGTGCACTTCTGCTTTTCCTTTTTCATTCATCAGGATATAAATCATCCCCAGGTGTTTTTTCCCGGAAGTATGAAAATCTTCAAACACTGCCACCCGGATGGGTAGATTTATAGTCAGGAGTAGTTGTTTCAGTTTTTCCATTTTTTTTGGGGTTAAAGTGTGATTCGGCAAAATTTTCAGCGACTTGACGTTTTTGGTGTTTTACTGTTACACTTTTTTTTAACTAATTAATAATCAATAAATAAAAGTGTAACAGTGAGTGTAACATGACCTGTAACATGAATGTAACAGTTTGTAACATGAATGTAACAGTAAATAGGTTTTTAAAAGGTCTGTTACAACCATGTTACCGTTGCAGCAGTAAGAAAAGAAGCCAGTTACATAAGCCACTGTAACAGTTGTAACAGTAGAAAATCGCTCAGAAAATCCTTTAGAAAATGCCAAAAAAAAGAGCCAAAGCCCCTTTTTCCACCCATTTTTTAAAAATTCTAAGACTACTACCCCCGCTCCTAAAAAAAAAGGGGCTTGTAAAATTTTAAAAATCAGCGATGTAACATGTAACATGAGGTATAATTTTAGAAAGGTAAATCTTCCTGTTCGCCAGAACGCTGCTCTCCGGGTGCCGGTGTATAAGCAGCCGGTGATTGCGCTTCAATTTTTGTCTGGTAAGCATTTTCCGGATCGTGTTTAATGCTCTTGATTTCATCCGCAGTCAAAAACTTTTCACGCTTGAAAACATAAGGACGACCATTATCTTTCATGGTCATGCGCTTGCGTTCTATTCCGCCTCCATCAAGCTTATGTTCTTCCCAGCGCGGATAATCGTAGCGTGTTTGTTTGTATTTCTTCACCGCCTGCAACATGGCATTGTCTGTCTGCCCGTATTTCTCAACCGAATATTGCTGTGCCTGCTCCAACGTTTCAAATAATTTTCCGTCAAATTCATATTCATGATAGAGGTCAACGCGCAGGCGCTCTTTCAAAACCGTTTCAAGGTAATTGGCTTCATACCTTCCTTTAAAGCAATCCTGGTGAATGGCAAGCCGAGTCATCATCAGCGTGTCCATTCCGAAGTCGAGAAACTTATCGCGGATAAATTGGCGCAAATCTTTTTCTATCGTTGGCTGGCTGTAAGCAATTACCCTGCGTAAAGCTTCCGTTTTCAGTAGTGCCGGGTCAAACCACATGCGCGTATTGTTCTCCGTTGCCATCTTGCGCTTGGTAAGGTATTGAAGGAACATCGGTATCTCATCCTTCATATCCACCAACAAATTATTGTTCAGCAATTTTATTACCGGAACCTTGCGCACCCAGTAACGCTTATCCTCTTCGCTGGCATAAATAAAATTCTCCTCATTATTGGTAATGAAAATAAATTTTCCAAAAAAATCTATCTCTATATGGTCCTTGCCTTTTGCGTTCATGAAAATTTTATCTGCCGTGGACAGCGATTTTACTTTTTCCACCACCGTTTGCTTGTCAATCTTTGCTTCATCGCAAATTACCAGCAGCTTGCTCGCCCAGGCTGCGTTAAAATTATCCGCAAGCTCAGCGTTACCAACTACGGCAACGTTGCCCGTCCAAATCATCTTCAGCAACTTTGCAAAAGTTGATTTACCCGTTTCATTCTCTTTTGATACCAAACACAGGATGGGTAAAATCTGCCAGGGCTTTTGATACAGCAGTTGCAGATAATCAAGCCCGAGGTCAAGCTCGCGGATTTCTGTTTTCTTCTTATCTTTATTGGTATATTCAATTGTTCCGCTGCCAAAAATGTGAAGAAGAAAATTTTTGATTGCCGGAAAATCATCCTCCGTACAATCTTCCTCTGCCGGCTCATGCTCAAACGGATTATAGATGTTAAAGCAGCTATGAATCACACGTTGGAAGTTAATATGATCAGGAACAACACAAAACGTTTTGTACTTCGGAATATGTTGTACAAGGGTTTTTCCGTAATCATCAACAATAGTGCTTTTTTGGCGCGCATAAAAACGCTGCTCCATCTCACCATATTTATTGGGTACATTTACAAACTCATGATACTGGTCGCCAACCCGGAAATAATTTTTAGCCTCACCCGGAACCATGATTTTGCACTCGCTCTTTTCTTCATCCCATTTGTAAAGTGTACCGTTCCATCTGAATTCTTTCCCTTTTAAATCCTGCCGCCTTTCCAGGTGATGCAGGTAAAACTGGTTTACATTATCCAGAAAAAAGTAACGCGCAAGATTTCCGCTGCCAAAACTTATATTTATTTTTTTGGAATATTTATGGTCGCCTTTTGAAAAGGTATTCAGGTCTGTAAGAATCTCTTTCTTTTTCTCTGGAAGCGCAATCAGCATATCGTCCAAGCCTTTCGGCTGCCCTTCAATTTCATCGGTAAGGATGTGGGCAAACCATTTTTCCAAATTTTCTAAATCGGCAAGCAGCGTTTGAAAAGTATTGGCTGCCGTGAAAAAATTCTTCGGGCGTTTATAAAGATCCATTCCGTCCGTAATTTCTTTGCCGGTAAGGTTGCGGCAATCGCCATCGGTAAGAAATATGCAGCGTTTAACGGTACAAGCCTTTATCAGCCTTATTACATCAACATACATGGCTCCGGTTTCTTTTTCGCGCATATGCGTGATGGAACTTGCACCAATCACATCAAGCCCGTCTTCACAGCCCTTCCATGCTTTAAAGAAACCTTCCGTGAAAAATAAATTTTCAATATGCTCCTTCTTCTCAAACTTCTCAATCAGCGATGGATGAAAAAAGGGATACGTTCCCTGTCCTTTCGGAATATCATATTTCATCGTGTCGCCACCGGGCTTAACCTTTGGCGTTTCTAAGCGTGTAATATGGTAATCATCCTTTTTCCAGCGGCTACCTTCTTTTGCAAAAGGAATGCGCAGGCGATCCAGCGTAACAACGTATATCTTAATTCCTCGTTCACTCTCCTGGAAGATGGGAACATTCTCCAACTCATTGTTCCCTTTAACGCTTCGCCAGACTTTAATTTTGTTATGCTCAGGAGTAACACCGAGCAAATCCATGCGCTGTTGAAAATAAGAGATTTTGTTTTCTTCCGGGGTTGCGGTTTCTTTTTCTGACATGTGTGCAAGCAATTTTTTTTCAAACGTTTTTGTTTTGGTTAATACTATCAGAACGCAGATATAGTGCGTAGTAAAAAATGCAATTAATTTACGGTTACAATAATTTTTGCTTCAACTACAATTTCATTTTCGCAACTGCTGCACTTGAAGCGCTCCGCTTCGCTGTGTTTTAAAATATTTTCGGTTGACCAGTCTGTTATAACAGCCTTTAAGCCATCGTGTGTTCCGCAATACGGACACGCGAATTTTGTAATGAGCAGTTCTACATTCATGATTTATTTTTTAAAAAAAAGAAAGCGGGTCGTGTACATTCAGCCAATCGTTACCGGTATAGCCATCCTGTGCCAGCAGGAGTTCGCAGTTTTCAGATTCGCCCGCTTTCTTTAGTTTCTTGGTTTATGTTTAAATATTTATCTACTTTTTTTTCCATTTTCTTCACTTCTTTCAGTTGCTTTTTTGCAAGATTGAAAAGAGCCGTTGATTTAGCTCCGCCCGTTTCTTTGGCTTGGTTTAATATGTTCCAGTAATTTTGCTGGCATAGGCGCATAGACTGCACAGAACCAATGAATTCACTTTGTTTCTTTAAATCCATAACTCATATCTAATGAAGGTTTAA